CATGAGCGAGCAGACGAAGAAACCAACGGCGCCGCCACCGCCACCGACGGACCCGAAGGGTGAGACGGCGCTGAGTGAGGATGAGGTCCGGGAGGCCGGCTTCTTCGGCACGGCGGTCGACGAGACCCCGGACGAGGACTACACCGTCACCGGCGTCGCCAAACGGGCCGCCAAACCGGCGAAACCTGCGTCGTGAACCTCGACGCGGCCCGCGCCATGCTGGTCGATCTGGTCCAGCCCGATTTGCCGCCGGAGCTGACGACGGAGGAGCTGGACCGCCTACTGGCGCGGGTGGCCTCGCCGGGGATCGATGACACCGACGGCGCCGCCTACTCCCCGGCGGCGGTCTACCGCGCCGCCATCGCCGGGCTGAACATGAAACAGGCGCGGCTGATGCATAGCGCCATTACCTTCATCGGCGATGCCGGGACGTACACCGGCTCGCAGTTGATGGACAACATCACCACCCTGATCCGCGAGTATCAACGCCTGGCCGGCGGGGCCCTCCTCGCCGCCCGGCCGCTCCCGCCGGCGCGCCGAGACGTGCGGGTGAATTGGAACGATCCCTATGCCGACGCTCCTTGACCCGCGCACCATCGCCGATCTGGGCGCGCTCGAGAACCGGGCGGCGCGGGTCGAGGCGATCACCTTCCTGCGCGACAACCAGCAGAGCGGCGCCACCGATAGCCTGGCGCCGCAGAGCCTGGTCATCCGCCTCAATCCGGGCAAAGCCCCGCGCATCGCCACCGACGGCGCGCTGGCGGCGCCGGTCGACGGCCGGATCATGACCGTCCTCGGCGACGGTCCCTTCCTCGGGCTGACCGGCGATCATTTCCTGCTCGACGGCCGGGCTTGCACGGTCGGCCGGGTGCAACGCCTGCCCGATTACCGCACGGTGGCCGAGTTCACCTTCGATAGTGGGGTGCCCTAATGGCCGGTCTGCTCGACGCCAGTCTGACCTGGAGCCCCGGCCCCGAGGTCTTAGCGCGGCAAACCGTCGCCTGGGGGAAGCGGCTGCTCGACGCCCTGGAAGAACTGGGCCGGCTCTTCGCCGACCGCATCCAGGCCGCGGCCCAACGGGATGCACCCTGGACCGACCGCACCAGCCACGCCCGCCAGGGCCTGACCGGGCGCTGCGAACGGATCGCCAACGGCATCGTGATCGTGCTCTTTCATGCCGTCAGTTACGGAATTTGGCTCGAGGTGGCCAACGCCGGCGCCTACGCCGCGATCCTGCCGGCCTTGGAGGCCAACTATGCACCCTTGATGGCGGCGATCACCCGGTTGGTGAAGTAATGGCCACCGTGCAGGACCAGCTTCATAGCCGCCTGACGAGCAGCGCCACCCTGACCGCGCTCCTGGTCGGCGGCATCTACAAGCGACCCTTGAAACGGGGCGACGTCGACACCGCCGGTCGGCTCGTGCCGCCGGGGGCGACGCCGCTGGCCTTTGCCGGGCCGCATGTTCGCCCCAGCGCCGTCATCGTCGACCGGGGCGAGCAGAGCGCGGCCCTGGCTCCCGTCGATAGCGCGGTCATGGGCTTTCCCGAAGTCTGGCTCTATGCCGCCCACACCGAGACCGGGAAGCAGCAACTGGCGCTGGCCTGGGAGGAAGCCTACAGTTTGCTCCACCGCTGGCGCTTCGCCGGGGCGAGCGGCACCGGCTTTGAAACCCTGGTCGTCGGCCGGCTGGGGGTGATGGACGATCCCGCCCTGGCGGCGGCGATCGTCGACCGCATGCGCCTGCAAGTCGCGGGGCTGTGGCGGAACGTGAACTAGTCGAGAGGATGCGTCATGGCGAAACCAACCCAAGCGGCGCTCGACGCCGCCCTGGCTGAGGGCAAGAACCTGCCGGCCGGGGACTACGCGATTGATTGGGCGCACGGCGGGATCGTGCGCGATCTAACCACCGAGGAGAAGGCGGCGGCGAAGAAAGACGCCGACGAATTGGCCGCGACCAAGGCGACGCCGGACGCGGCCCCGGCCCCGAGCGCCGGCTAATGCTGCCGCCGGTCAAAGGGATCACCGCCTGGCACGCCGCCCAACTGCGTGACGCCGGCGTCGAGACGGTGCTCGGCGAACCGCCAGATGCTGCCGCCGCCGATGATGAGGCGCGGACGGTTGCCGTGACGTGGGTCGGCGAGCCGGCATTGTTCGACAACCCGGTCACCCAGTACCGGGTCTTTCTGACCCGCCACAACTTGCCGCCGCAGGGCGGTCTCAGCCCGTATACGCGGGAGCAGTTGGCGGCGCTCGAGGCGGCGATGCGGATCCGGATCATCCCGTTTCCAGGACACACCCGCGAGCTCGGCCCGCGTGATGGGCTCTCCCGCGAGTACCGCTGGGGGCATGCCGCCGGCAGCCGCACCATCCCGGTGCGTTACGCCGATGCCGAGAAGATCAAAGCGTCACCGAGCGGGCATGAGTTCCGCCTGCCGGATGAGCCCGAATCGCCGTTCGCCACCGTGCCGACGAATCTGCGGTTGGTCGGCGCGACCGAATACGAGGGGATTGGCCGCTACGTCTTGCGCCGGACCACCGGCGCCACGTCTGAGGAGTAGATCGAGATGCCAAACTTCGGCGAAATTCCCAGAGGTCTTGAAGATCTCAAGGTGTACGTACTCACCGGCGATGTGCCGGGCACCGCGATCGACACGCCCGGCATCCGGGCGCTCAGTTTCAATATCGAATCGGACAGTGACGAGCTCGAAGGCGATAACTCGGTCATCGCCGTGGCCCGCAATCCGAAACGGGTGACCGGCAGCGTCGAACTCGGCAAGATGAACCTGGCGGCCTTGGGCGCCTTTACCGGCAATACGCAGACGAGTTCCGGCTCGACCCCGAACGTGATCATCAGCCTGGAGGAGTCGGCGGCGCAATCGACCCAATACGTCCAGATCGTCGGCCAGGCGCCCTCCCAGGACCAGACCGGCAGCGCCTACCGGGTGACGATCTATAAGGCGCTGATCACCTCCGGGCCGGATGAATCGCTCACGGTGAACGAGTGGAGCACGCCGACGCTCGACTTCCAGGGGGTGGAAAATGCGAGCGGTTTCCTGCTCAAGCGGCAGAATTATGAGACCAGTGCGGCGATCACCTAATGGCGGGCAAGAACGGGGCGAACGCGGCGGCGGATCGTGGGGGCGAACTCAGCGCCCGCTGGCTGGCCCGCACCCGCGCCAGCCATCAGGAACGGCTCGCCCATGAAACGCCGGTCGAAGTCGCGCTCCCCGGCGGCGAGCCGGTCCTCGCCGTGCGCTGTGACATCTGGTCATTACTGGAAGCGGGGCGCATCCCCGACGGCCTGACCGGGTTTGTCTTCGAGCTCCTCGAGCGCGGCCGGGCGAACGAGCCGGAGGCGACGACCGCCTTCGTCACCGAACGCTTCGTCGAGTGGCTGGGGGTGCTCGATACCGTTTGGCTGGCCTGTGTCGTCGCCCCGCGCTTCACCACCGAGCGGGCGAGCGCCGACGGCGCGATCCCGTTGCACCTGGTCGATCCGGCCGACAAAAGCGCGCTCTGTCTCTGGGCTCAGGGGGTGCCCGATTACCTCAACGCCTTTCGCCCTGCCGCATCCGCTGATGGAACACCCGCGCTTCCTGGCGATCCTGCACGAGCATCACCTCCTGGCGAGCGCCTACGGGCTGCACCCGGCGACGACGTTCGGGGTGGACCCGGTGACCCAACCGCTGCTGGCCTATCAACTCCTGCGGGCGACGTACGTGGCCGGCACGCGCGTCGAAGCCCGGCTCGCGGAAACGAAACGGGTGAGCGTCAAACTGCCGCCGCGCCCGCCGAAGGGGTCGACCTGGGGCGAGGCGCGGGTGTGGACGTGGGAACAGGCGGTCGGGCTCGCTCCGCCCCCGCCGGAGGCCGACGGCTCACGCGGGGAGCCGGTGCGGCCGCCGGCGGAAGCGAGGCCAGCCGATGATGCGGTCCTGGCCGATGCCCGCGCTATCTTGCGCGGGGAGATCGACCCGGCGACGTGGGGGCTCCCGGGGTGAGTCAACGGGACGCGAACTCCCAGGCCGGCAGCCGCGATGCCCACTCGCGCTCCATCGCGCGATAAACCGGCTTGTCGATCACCACGAGGCGTTCCTCAGGATAGGCCGCGCGAAACGCCGCGATCTTCGCGGCGCCGCTCGGCGTCAGCCAGCCCTTGACCTCGACCCATGTCTGCCAGGCGGGAACCCAGAGATCGGGGATGTAGTTCACCCCAGCACACGCGAAGACGCGCGGTTCGTACTCATACGCCAGGCCCATCGCCATCAAGATGCGGCAGACGTTCGCTTCCCAGCGGGAGCGCGTGAATCCGACATCAGCCCGTTTCGCCGTCAGGCCACGCCCACTCCGTGTCCACGTATGGACCTGCGTGGCCTGGCAGGCGCGGGAGCAAAAGGTCTTCGCGTATTTCCGGTGTTGGTCGAGGCGGCGCGGAACGGGTGTCCCGCAGGCGGCGCAGGGAACCACAACGCCGTTGCGTTCGCACGCGAAGGAGCAAAAGACGCGCTTCAGGAGTCCGCTCGGTGGTCGCCTGACGAGGGCGCCGCACGTCTGGCACGGGACCATGACCGCCGTTCGCAGTCCGCTCGCCCAGGTATGCACCATGCTCGCCTGGCAATCGCGCGAGCAGAAGTTGTGTTCCCGGATCCTCGCCGGGACGCGCCGAATGTTGGTGCCGCAGGCGTCGCAGCGAACATCGACCGCTGTCCGCCGCGCTTCGGCGCACGTCCGGTCTCGGCAGGACGCCGAGCAGAAGACCTGCTGCCCGTTCGCCTCGGCGCCGGCGCTCCGGCTGGCCCAGACGACGAATTTGGTTCCGCAGCCGGGGCAGGTCCGCTCGACGTTGGTCGCCGCCCGGTGGACGGCCTCGCACACCTTGGAGCAATAGCGCATCCGGCTTCCATGAGCCGCGCCCTTGCGGATGTCGGCCGCGTAGCGATAAAAGGACTGCCCGCAGGATTCGCAGACGAATGTCTCGCCGGTCCGGTGGCGTTTCTTGCGTACGCCTGGCTGTTGTGCACACGCGACGGAACAGACGTCGCCGCGGGGATCACGCCGGATGAAGCCCGTACCACAGGCGCGACAGTCACGATAGCGCCAGCCCGTGACATTCACGCCAAGGGGAATCGTCTCCCCCACCCGATAGGTCGCGTTGCGCAACCGCTCGCGGCTATCGATCAAGCCGATGGGGAACGCTGCGGTATCCTTGGGGCGCATTGCAGGGTCCTTTCCTGTGATGCCATGCCGCCGGCTGTGTCCGCAGCGCGGCGGCTGTTCTCTGCCTATTATCGTACGGCCAGGTGGTTCTGATGACGGTGGGCTCGGCGAGCTTGGGCGCGGCTCATGGTGAGATTAGGATTTCAGCTGACCTCCGGGGTGTCCGCGAGACCGCCGCCGCCTTCACCGCCTTAGAGCGGCAATCGGCCAGTGTCGGCGCATCCTTAAGCCGGAACCTTACCCCGAGTGGCGCCGGTCTCGAACAAATCACCACCCAGGTAACGAAGAGCAATGAGGCCCTGAAATCCGCCGCCCTGGCCGGTGGCATCGTCGGCGCGGCGATGGTCGGCGGACTCGGGTTGGCGGTCGATGCCGCCGGCGACCTGAATGCGGCGATTGCCAGCACCCAGCAGGTCTTCGGCGATGCGGCCGACGAGATGGAAACGTTCGCCGAGGGCGCAGCCACCGCGCTTGGGCTCTCAGAACGGGCGGCCTTGCAGGCAGCGGTTGCGCTGGGGTCGCTCTTCCTCTCCATCGGCAAGGGCGAAGCGGAAAGCGCGGACCTAAGTCAGCGCTTGATCACCGCCGCCGCCGATCTCGCGGCCTTCACCGACGCCGCCGGCGGCACGGAGGCGGCCCTGGACGCGATCCGGGCCGCGCTCCGGGGCGAAGCGGACCCGATCGAGAAGTACAACATCCGCGTGAATGAGGCCGCGGTGAATGCCAAGGCGCTGGAACTCGGTCTCGCCGGCAGCAATAGTGAATTGACGGAACAAGACAAGATACTCGCCCGTACGCAACTGATCTTCGACCAACTTGGCCCTGCCGCCGGCGCCTTTGCCCGCGAGCAGGGGCAGCTCGGCACGTCGACCGAGACCGCCCGCGCCCAGATTGAGAACGCCAGCGCCGCGCTCGGCCAACTGTTTTTGCCCGCCGTGGCGGCGGCGGCGCAGGGCATCGGCAAACTCGCCGAGGGCTTCACCGGGATGTCGCAGACGATGCAGCAAGTCGCGGGGGCGGCAGTGGCCGCCGGCGCTGGCTTGCTGGTCATGGCCTCGGCCGCCGTCAAGATCGCGGGTCTGGTCGCGGGCCTGAAGGACATCGTCGCTGCTCTGCGCGCATCACAGGCGGCGGCGGCGGCCTTTTCGCTGGCGATGGGTCCGGTCGGGATCGCGGTCGCCGCTGCTGCTGCCGCCGCCTTTCTCGCCATCCGCGTCTACCAGGACCACGATCGGGCGATTAAAACGCTCAGCGATGACTATCAGGGTCTGGCGCGGGCGATCAACGAGGCGAAGTTGGCGGGCGATGCCTCGTTGGTGACGGGACTGACTGCCCTCAACGCGCAGCTGACCGAGATTCACGACAACACCAACAGCGCTGAAGATGCCTTTAAGTCGTTGTTGACGACGGTCGGGACCGGCGATCTCTCGACCGTGGTCGAAGGCACGAATCTGAGCCTGCGCGAACTCTTCGACCAGTACAAAGAGGGCATCCTCACCCAGGACCAATTCAACAAGATCAATGAGCAAACGGAGCAGGTGCTCGAGACGCAGGGGATCGACATCGGCAATGTCACCCGCATCATCGGCGAGTCATTCGATCAATACAAACTCTGGATCGACACCCAGGGGCGGGCCGGCATCTCGGGCGACGAGCTGGCCGCGCGGATGGAGAACCTCACGCTCCATACCGCCGACTATATGCTGGTCGAGCAGGACGCGACGCAGACGACCGAGGAGGAGACCCAGGCCCTCGCCGAGAACGTCAAGGAAACGATCAAGAAGCGCAAAGAACAACAACGCCTCTCGAAAGCCGTCCAGGCGACGACCAACGCCGCCTTCCTCGCCGGGCGCTCCCTCCTCCTGCCGTTTACCCGCAACGCCGAGGATGCGGAACAGGCAACGAACCAGTTCACCGGCAGCCTCGACGAGATGATCCGCTCATCCCTCGATGCCGTGCGCGGGGTCGAGGATATGGCCCCGGCCCTCGATGGGATGCAGACCGGCTTTACCGACGCCAAGCTCAGTGTCACCGACACCGTGCTCGCCCTCGATAAGATCGGCGTCGTCAACCTGTCCCCGGCCGTGCGCCAGGCGCTCGAGTTCGCCTCGGCCCTCGTCAAGGTCGAAGCCGATATCGCGCGGGTCGAGGACGCGATCGCCAACAATCAAGACGATCTGGCGATGTGGCAGGGCCGGATTGATCTGGTCAGCGACGTGTTTGGCGTCAATACCGACGTGATCGCCGAATGGGAACGGCAGCTGCAGGAAGGGGAGGGCACCCAAAACCAGTTCAGCCAGGCGATTAATCAGTATTTCCGCACCGCCGGCAACCTGCCCAAACTCGACGCCTTGCTCGCCCAGGGTCGGATTTCCCGTGAGGAGTACAACGCCGCGATCGAAGCCGGAATTCACCTCACCCAGCGCAGCGCCGGCGGGATTCAGGACGAAGAAGCCGAGCTCGTGCGCAACGTCATTGCGCTCGACAAGTACGTCACCAAGCACGATGAGGCCGACGGCGCGGTCAAGGACCTGACCGAGGAGCAACGCGGCTACATCGCGGCGATGCAGGATTCGGCCGTCGCCACGGCGCTGCAAATGGTGCAACTGCTCGCCTATCTGGCCGTCGTCGGCGCGATCCCGCCGGAAGCGGTGACCGAATATATCGTCAACGCCAGCGACGCTAACGCCACGGTCAAAGCGCTCTTTGAGGATGTCGGCCTGCTCACCGAGGACGGCAAGGTGATCCCGTTCACGGTCGACGCCAAGGCCGCCGACCAGGCGCTGGATGACATCGAACAGCGGGATTTGCCGACCAAGACCGTCGAAGTCGTGCCGGTCGTGCGCGGCGACGCCTTCCTCCTCGATCCGTCGCGTGGGGCCACCGCCGGATTGGCGGCGGAACAGGCGCCGATCACGATCCCGGTCGTGGTCTCCGACGAGGCGACGCCGCAACTGACGGTGATCGCCGCCGATGTCGCCGCGGTGGCCGATGGCGCGACCACCGCCGGGGCGAGCGTGGGTCCGAACTTCGCCGCCGGCGTCGCCGCCTCGACCGCCGCCGCGACCAACGCCATCGGCGCGCTGCGGCGTGAGCTGAATGTCGCCTTCGGTGGGATTCCGCAGGATGCGAAGGACTGGGGCAACGTCGCCGGGCAATGGTTCGCCGCCGGCCTCGCCGACGGCATCCAGGCGGGCCGCAACCGGATTTATCAGGCGGCCTACGCCGTCGCCTACGCCGCCTACCTCGGTGCGAAAGCCGCGCTCGGCATCCGCTCGCCCTCGACCGTGGCGATGGAACTGGCGACCAATTTCTCGCAGACCTTCCTTGATGGCATCGCCGGGCATGAGGCCCAGGCCACGACGGCCGGCGAGGACCTGATCGGCGCCCTGATCGGCGGGATGGGCGGGGCGGCCAAAACGGCGATCGCCGCCCCGCGCCCGGCCCCGCTCGCCGCGTTGGCGCCGGTGACGGCAGCAAGCGGCGGCGCTCGCACGGTGATCGCCGGCGGGATCAGCATCACCGTCAACGGTAGCGGCGATCCTGAGACGGTGGCGCAACGGGTCTACCGGGCGCTCGATGACGCCTTCGGCCGTTTGGAATTGGAATCGAGAAGGTGAGCAGGCAGACGCCGATGGGGTCGAATCTTGGTATACTTTATCCCTACAAAATGAGTGCCAGGCGCTGCTTGCGACAGCCCTGGCATGGCACCTCAAGGATAGGACCCTTGCGATGCGCGACAAGTTTAGCACCGGACCAATGGCGCAACTTCCCCTCCCATTGGTCATTGATGGGCAGCGATTCTGCCGGTTCTGTGGCGCGATGCTTGTTCGTCGCCAGGAAGAGGGCCCGGCCCGTTTTCAGCGCCGCCAATTCTGTACTCCCGATCACTATCGCGCCTATCAACGCCATGACCGTACGAAGATCTGTCAGACCTGTGGCCGAGCCTTTCAAGCCGACGCGGGACACGTCCGGTACCGCTTCTACTGTTCCATGGAATGCTCACAACCGCCACGCGTGGATCGCATATGCGATCAGTGCGGGATTCGCTATCAGCGTCCCGCGCGCTACCAGAAACGCGATCAGGCCCACCACTATTGCTCACACGCGTGTAGCGATGCGGCCCAGCGCGGAGGCCGTTCGGATGATCCTCGGCGAACGCGTGTCAGCAGAGCCTGCGAGCAATGCGGCAATCCGTTCGACGCCGTTCCGTCAAGTATTCGCCAAGGGAAGGGTCGGTTTTGTTCCCAGCCGTGTTCGCGTGCATGGCACCGGGGGAAGCCCAATGGCAGGAAACAGCCGCGGGTTACCCATGTTTGCCAGCAATGTGGTCGCACATTCGAAGACTTGCCGAGCGTGCGCCGAGTCTACTGTTCAAACAGTTGCCACGGTATCGCCAAGATTCAACGGCGGGGCCCAACGTCCATCGAAGTGGAACTGTACGAGACATTGGCGGCGATGGGCATTCCCCACGAGGCGCAACGGCGAATCGGCCGATGGATCGTCGATGCCTTTTTGCCTGAGACCGGCACGATCATCGAGGCTCAAGGCGACTTTTATCATTGCAATCCCACGGTCTACCCCGATGGGCCCTACTGCGCAACGCAAGTGCGGAATGCTGCGCGTGACGAGCGCCGGTTCCGTGACTTCGCGGCTGCAGGCTATCGCGTCGTCTTGCTGTGGGAGCGCGACATTCGGGTCGTTGGCGTCCGTCATCTGATCGAGGAGGCCGGTCTTGTCGAGTTTTGCCGGGATTCCCTTCAAGGTCATGGGGGAGGGGGGGACATTCCCAACCGTGGAAAGTAACCCGGACGGAGCGAGGATGTACTCGGCCCAGATCCGCCTCGCCAGCCTCGAGGACCGCAACAACCTGGCGGGCAAAGCCACCCGCGTCACCGTGCTGCCCTGCTACGGACGATTCGCTGCCTCCGTGCATGTGATTGCTGGCCCCGGCACGGCCAGTCTCTCCGTGCCGCGCCAGGCCGGCGATCTCGCCACCTACACCGCGATTTTGACCAGTCTCACCGCCGTCCAGGCCGATGGCCACGACGCGACGCGGTTCACGGCCCAGGCCGAGTTCGTGGTGCTCTGATGACGACCGTGTTGCGGCAGTTCCTGGTGCGCGTGAAGCTCGACGGCGCGAGCGTCGAGGCGGCGGCGCCGGTCCGGATTCAGCAGCAGCTGATCGGCAGCGTGACCACGGTGGCGGAGGTCGCCCTCGCCGGCACCACGCCGGCCCTCGATACGACAATGGCGGTCACGATCTCGCACATCAACAAAGGCGCTTGGACGCCCGATGGCGACTATGACAGCCGGCCGCTCTTTACCGGCATCGTCAATCGCATCTCCGGCGTCGGTGAGCCGCATGGGGTGAGCCTGTCCTGCACCGGCCAACTCGCCAAACTGCGACGCACCCGGACGACCGATTACGCCCTGGCCGGCAAGACCGATATTCAAATCGTCAAGGATGTGCTCGACTTTTGCGACATCGACTACGCGCCGAGCAAGATTCACGGCTGGAACTATCACCTCGGCACGGCCGATCTGCATGGGGCCGACCCCACGCAGTACCGGCCGTACTGGCGGGCCGGCCAATCCGGGGCCGACCTCATCGCCGAATTGGACCGCGTCTTCTGGTGCGCGACGATCGAGCTCGGTGACGGCACCATCTTCCGCTTCCCCTATTCCCTGGCGCCCTACTGGTATGTCGAGCCCATCTCCTACGCCCGCACCTTCGTCCGCGGTCAGACCGGCGTCAGTTTTTATGCCAACGAGCGCGCGCGGGGCGACCTCGACCAGGTGCAGAATTACTGGATCGTGCGTGGGCTCTCCTTCCCCTGGGGCGAGGGTGAGGATTTCGCCGGCTGCCAGCAGAGCATCATCGCCACCGCCAACGCCGACCACGCCAAGCTCGGTCCCGGCGTCGACGTCGGCCCGCAGGAGTTTTCGAGCGACCTGATCGACAGCGAGGAGCTGGCGAAGTGGATCGCGCAGCGGCTGATGGGTGAGCACAACCGTGAGCCCGACACGGTGCGCATCCAGTGTGGCAATGACGCCAAGGTCGGACCGGGGTCACTCATCCTGGTCAAAGACAAAAGCTATGGCATCGACCTGACCAGCGACAAACGCTACATCGTCACCGGGGTCAGCCGCGAAGGCGACACGATGCTGATTGACTGCGTTGGCGGGGCGACGGGGGTGATCGGCGCCGTCCATTCTTCCGTCGTGATCGACTGCAACGGGAGCAGCACCGATGTCGGCACTGATCCCGCCATCCCGGCCGGACCCGATCCCGAAACGCCCGGTATTCCCCCGCTCGATTCCTTTCCCGACGAGCCGGTCGAGGATCCGCCGCCGGAGCCGCCGGAGAACACCGATGACCCGTTCATCGGGTGCACGGAAACCGGCAACCTCGTCTGTCCGGTTGGGGCGACTGGCTTCACGGAGCCGGCCGATATGCCGGTCCTCGACTGGCGCGCCAGCGGCTCCGTGCTCTTCAATTGCATCCCCGAGAGCTCGGAGGACGTCGAGCTGATCGGCTATACCGCCGTGGGACTCAACGGGCATCTCTTCCCCAACGAGACGACGCCGTATGCCGCCAAAACCTTCGACAACGATCTCAACGTCAGTCCGGGGCCGGGGGTGGTCACGCTCTCCGGCGAGGTCTGGTTCGTGCATGAAGGGGCGGTCCTCACCGTCGAGATCCAGGGCTACGGC